TTTTCATCTAGACGGTACTCACAAAAGGTGGCGGGTCGTTTGGTGTAGTCGATGTTGTTATACAATCCGGCACTTGCGGCGGACCGTATTAACCAACGAAACGTGTCCCAAAACGCACGGTCGTGGGCGTAACGTTCGGTGGCAACGTGCGCTAACTCGTGCATCACTACGAAGAAGGTTTCGTTAAACGAGTTCAGGTTTCCTTTTCGGTCGTGTAGACAAACCGCGATGTATTGTCCCTTGTTAAGATTATACGCGAAGGCGCGACGATTCTCTTCGTGTTCCATTTCTCCTAGTTTCCCAGACCAATTTTGTTTTATCCTTTCGGTACGTGGGTCGGACGGATCTAAGACGTGGATGAGCTTATAGGTATGCCTTTTGAGCTTTCGAAGGAACGCACCGACGCGTGGATCGGAACAACGCGAACGCCTTTTAACGAGCAAGACCAAAACGCACAGCAATAACAACCCTCCTATTATATTCATACTCTACATATCACATTTTTTTACATATTTTTCATCATACTCTGCACTCCAGACAGTAACATGCTGGGATCGAGCGTACTGTCACCCATCTGGTCCGCGTATTGGTGCGCCAGCTGCTCTATACCCTGCATCAATCCCGAGGGAATGTTGCTGATCGTGGTACCGAACATGAGCAAGGTGTTGAGATGCGCCCATATGGCCTCCTTTGTGTTTGGGGTAATACCGGGGGATTCCCAAACACTCTTCAAATTCAATTCTTGGTTAAGAGGGATGCTCGCGTCGAGCATCAACGCCTCATCCCTGTTCATAATCTGTTCCGAGTACGGACCGACGTGTTCCATAAACACTGCCAGGATCTTACGGGGATTCGTCTTCTTCAACAGTTCAAACGAGTTTTTGTAGACCTTTATCTTCGTTTCCGACGGGAACGTCAGCGCGAGTTCGTCAATAAAATGCTCCATCATGGTGATAAAGGAACCGATGGTGCTCTCCGACGTCATTACTTCTTAGAGTATTAAAACCTGTTATTTTTAAATGGTTTTTCCGCGCTTTAAAAAAGCGTAACGCTAACATGATAGATATCCCGGTGATTAACACAACGCCTAAATAATTACCCGTGTTGTTAAACTTATGTTGCAATTTTGATTGCAACTCTTCCGAAAGCTTATGGTATTTCATTTTACTATAGTGCCTACTAAAAATCCTCGTCAATACCGAATGTGTTTAGATTGTCCGCAGTTAGCACACCCGCTTTCGCGTACTCACCTACACGGCGCTCGAAAAAATTGGTCTTGCCTGATAACGAGATATGTTCCATAAAATCAAACGGGTTTTTCGTTCCGTAAATCGCCGAATAACCGAGCTGGAGGAGCAACCGGTCCGCTACGTATTCAATGTACTCTCCCATAAGTATGTCGTTCATCCCGACCATACGACACGGGATGGACTCGATGATAAACTCCTTCTCGTTGTCGACCGCCTCCGATACGATCGACGCAACCTCTTGTTGGCTCGGTTTGTTGACCAGGTACTTGAACAGCATCACCGCAAAATCTTGATGCATACCTTCGTCTCTCGAAATCAGCTCGTTTGAGAAGCTCAGCCCATGCATGAGTCCGCGTTTCTTGAGCCAGAAAATGGCGCAGAAGGACCCGGAGAACATGATCCCTTCGACGCACGCAAAAGCGACCAGTCGTTTCGCAAATTCCGGACAGTTTTCCCGGTTTATCCACTTCAAGGCCCAGTCCGCCTTCTTTTTCACCGACGGAATAGTCTGGGCACCGCGAAGGAGGTGTGTCTTTTCGTCTACGTTCGTAACATAACGGTCGATCATTAGGCTGTAAGTCTGACTGTGAATGGTCTCGTTAAACTGTTGCACACTGTAAAAACTCTTGGCCTCCGGTATTTGCACCTCGTCGCTAAAGTTCCGCGCGAGATTCTCGTTGACAATTCCGTCCGACGCGGCGAAAAAAGCTAGAATATTCTTGATGAAACTGCATTCATTTTCAGACATTTTCAAAAAGTCGGCCTCGTCCTGTGAAAAGTTAATCTCACTCACCGTCCAGAAGGAGGCGACCAGTCGCTCGTACATCTCCCATAGGTCCGTATACCGTATGGGAAACAAGACGAAACGGTCCGGGTTTTCAATCAACAGGGGCTCTCCGTACTTTTGAAGAAACGTGTCACTGGTGTATGCGCGCGTGCCGTCATAAAATACCGGAAAGGACGAAATTTCGTCCTCCTCTTGTGCACCAAGTTCCTTGAGAAGCCCGTACAGGTTATTTCTTTTTTTTAAGACTACGCCACCGATGTTATGTGTTTTCAATAAACGCTCCGCAATATCACACCGCGGACAATTGTCCTTGGAGTACATGACAAGATCCATCTTGTATTTATTTAAACAAATAATTCTTAAATAAGGGTGGATTCGGGATAGTATGATAACAAGGATCCGTTGCTCCATAAAATCTTAAGAACGGTACCCGGTAACATATCGTCGTTGTAAAACATGTGTTTCATTTGTAGGTGCGTATTGTGGAAAAAGTCGTGACGAGGTCCTGCGAACTTGTATACACGAACAAGCACGTGATCCTCCACATTTTCCGTCGGGTTCACGAGAACCGCCATGACGATTCTTTTTCCTAAAGTCGTAGGCTGGGTGAGTGCGTCCTGTGAAGGACCGGGGTCGTCGGGACGGGTACATACGAATCGATACTTTTTGTCGCGCTTCCATGTAAAGCGATACTCGATAGTTTCCTTCTCGCCCGGTTTAATCTCTTGACCGTTCGTGTACCGAGCCGTGACATCCTCTTCGCCGTCCACTCCGAAATACCTGACCACTTTGTACACAACCAACGGGGGTGGTTTACACGTAATACGATTGAACAACTCGGTGTAAAAATCCTTGACACATGTGTAATAATACAACGCTGTCAGCATAAAATAATTCAGACAGTTCATTTGCTTTTACTAAGCATAATGTCTTTAAATCGTTTTAAAGTTAATATTTGTTTTTACTAATAATGTCTTTGGATCAGCGTCACAAACAGAAGGTGTCAGATCTCGACAATCGACACACGCGGATCGTCGCGTTGCACGCGTCCGTTCGGCGCTTAGAGAAACAAAAGGCACAATACGCGGACGACGTGTTCGAGGTGCTCCGACTCGACGACGAAATCCATCAAATCCACGACCGCGTTCGCGTGTTGTCACAAAGTACGGAGACGGACTATCTCATTAAAGTATCCACTGTCTTGCAGGAGCATAACGATTTGTATAGTCCAGACAAAGAGTTTTCTAAAATAAATAGCAACGACCAGGCGTCCATTTGTAACTACGTCGAAAAGAAATCACAAAACAAACGCGGACAATTACTCACGTCGTACATGCATAAGATCGAAGGGAGTACCGACTGTTCCAATCAGGAAATGCAGCCGTCGATAGGCACTAACGGAATTATATGCCGCGACTGCAAAGTTCCCATGCGCCTGTCGACGAACGAGTCGTACATCGTGTGTTCGACTTGTGGAAACCACGACGTGTATTTTGAACCGAGCGTGTCCGGTTTGACGTACGAACAAGAACTTAACACGGACACGAGCGTACATTTCGCGTATAAACGCATAAACCATCTGCGCGAACTGCTCGCACAACTTCAGGCCAAGGAGCGTTCGGAGATTCCACCCGACGTCATAGCGAAGATGCAGGCGGAGTTCAAAAAGGCACGCGTGACCAGCGTCAACGAAGTGACGCAAAACAATGTTAAGATGTATCTAAAAAAATTGAACCTCAACAAGTACTACGAGCACGCACGACAAATCGCCAACATTCTAAGTGGAAAGCCACCGCCGGTAATCTCCGGCGAGCTGTACGAAACACTCATCAACATGTTTCACGACATACAAGAGCCGTTCGAAGCGGTCTGTCCGAAGAGCCGGAAAAACTTTTTTAGTTATTCGTACATTTTGTACAAGTTCTGTGAACTCCTCGGCGAAACCGATATGATGGAGCTCTTCCCTTTGTTGAAGAGCCGCGAGAAGCTGTACCAACAAGATTGTATATGGCGTGATATTTGCAAAATCACCGGCTGGGCGTTTCAAAAGAGCGTTTAATTTCGAAAATAACGAGTACAATACGATGCCTTATTTGAAAACGGGTCACCCCTTTTACGGGGACGTGCAGTTGTTTCATAACGACGAGTACGTTTGTGACCATATTCAACGGAACGCTATATGGGAAGAGAATATTGTCTATCGATTTCATCAACACTATACAAAAGGAAACGTGATCGACGTGGGGGCGCATATCGGCCTTCACTCCATCGCGTTGCATAAACTAATTCCGGAAGATCAGTACGTCTTCTCGTTTGAAGCGCATCCTACGATTTACGAGGTGCTCGAAAGAAATTGTAAGCACAAGTCGAACATTCGCACTCATAATCTCGCCGTGTCCGACGAGAACGACCGAACGATGTATGTCGAACGAATAGACTTTGACAGTGTATCGTGTCTTAACACGGGCGGTCAAGGCACATGCGATACACCGACCGACCTGCCCGTGGCATCCACGACGATCGACGCGCACGACATCAAAGATGTCACGATAGTTAAAATAGACGTCGAAGGAGACGAAATGCGTGTATTATCGGGGATGCGCCGACTGTTGTTGGCGCAAGCGCCGGTCTTATTTATCGAAATACATCCGGAAGACCGAGAGTCTAAAATCGAAAAGATCCGCAAGGATTACGGTTACGTGTCTATAGAGCAAATTACACCCATAGATTTCATTTTTAAAAAACTCAATTAAAAAGTAGCCGCGTTGTTTCCATAATAATAATAATGACGGATCATTTGGAGGAAGATACGATACAGATAGCGAGCCAGCGATTTGCACTCATTTCGATCGTGTCACCGACGTCGACTCAAAAATTTAACACATGCGCGCTGAAGATTCGGGGCGTGTTCGCGACGGAGGACGAGGGCAAACGTCATGCGGATAAACTATCCAAGATTGACACGACGTTTGACGTGTTTTTGGTGGACATGTATAAGTGGCTACCAATCCCCCCCGATACCGATATGATTGAAGACAAGGTGTACCAGGACAAGGTCCTCAACGATTTGATCCAAGGGCACAAGGAACAGCAAGTTATCGTAAAGCAGCACTTCGAAGAACAAAAGCAAAATAGTATGCATATACCACCGGCCATGACCGAGGAAACCGAAAACTCGGACACAGAGCTACTGGGCTAGCTCTGCTTTTTTACATTGATCCTGTGCTTGGCAGTCTTGCGATATTGATTTTGTATGTCTTCGATTTCACGGTCGTCGTGTTTAGGGTCGTACAAACGATTATGGGCGCTCCAAAACTTGGGATGACCAACGCGAAAGGATTGTTTGGGATCAAACATGCGAGCTTTGTACCAGAAAACAACGTCTTCTATTTTGTTACTCTTTATCGTGTTGTCTAGAACGATACATTCGTAATTTTCCGTACAAGCGTCCATGACCTGATTGAACATCTCAAAACTTGGAAAAATCCCAAAAAAGTTTTTATAAATCTTTTCCCGATTCTGTAAGATATTTTCTCTAAACACAAATATGTAGTCGATGTTCGAACGCAAGTCGGGTGACAAGTCCATACAATATTGCATGGTTAACATGAAAAATACATTCCAATGACGCCCGTTGTAAAATATTTGGCGCATGATCTTCTCACGTAAAAACTTTTTATCGTACATGCAGTCGTCCAGGATAATAAACACCGGACTGTCGCGTTCGCCGCTTTTTATAAGCGCGCGTTGTCGCGCCACGACCTTCTCGATCACGTCGGAACGAAACTCGTTATAGATGAATAAATCCGGAATAAACTCTTGATAAAAGCAATTTCCCTCCTCCGTCCCAGACATCACCACACCCGCAGGTAAGTGCCTTTTGTGACACATGATATCCTTTACACACGTCGACTTTCCGCTCATGCGCTTCGCGATATACACCACCACCGAATTGTCCCGCATCGTTTTAGGGTCGAACTTCTTTATTTGAAGATTCATGTTTAATTTATAAGGATTCATTTTTCTAAATTATGCAAACCGCGCACTGACACACGAAAGCGGTACGTTAAATTTCGACGTATTTTTTTTCTCTGCTTTAATATTATTAAGCACACATATCATGGGAGGAGGACTTATGCAACTTGTAGCCTACGGCGCCCAGGACGTCTTCCTGACCGGCAAGCCCGAAATTAGCTTCTTTAAGGTGGTCTACCGCCGCCACACCAACTTCGCCATGGAGTCCATCGAACAGACCTTCAACGGTAACGCCTCCCTCGGTAACCGCGTGACCTGCACCATCAGCCGCAACGGCGATCTCGTCACTAACATGTGGCTCGAAGTCACCGTTAGCAAGGACACCGATGTTGTCAACTCCCTCGGCCACGCCCTTATCGAGTACGTCGAGCTCGAGATTGGCGGTCAGCGCATCGACAAGCACTACGGTGAGTGGCTCGACATCTGGTCCGAGCTGACCCTCCCCGAGGAGAAGCGTGTCGGTTTCAAGGAAATGATCGGTCGCCGTGACACCGGCGCCACCACCTCTCTTGAGTCCACGAAGCTGTACGTTCCCCTGCAGTTCTTCTTCAGCCGCAACCCCGGCCTGGCCCTGCCCCTCATCGCCCTCCAGTACCATGAGGTCAAGGTCAATATTCAGTTCCGCGACCAAGCTGTCCTCGACACCGCCTCTACCGGAAAGGATCTCAAGATCGAGAACGTCAAACTCTTCGTCGACTACGTCTACCTCGACACCGACGAGCGTCGCCGTTTCGCCCAGTCCTCCCACGAGTACCTCATCGAGCAGCTCCAGCACACCGGCCCCGAAACCACTCGTTCCTCCAATTTCCGATTGAACTTTAATCATCCGGTGAAGGCGCTCGTGTGGGTGGCCCGTGACAAATCCGCCTCTCCTCTCGAATGGGGAGCACAACAGATGCATGCCTACGGTAGCGCAGATGGTGGTTACGATAACGCCGGTCCCATCGGCGAATCCTTCGAGACCTGCAAGCTCCAGTTCAACGGGCACGACCGTTTCACCGAGCGCGACGCCTCTTACTTCCGTCTGGTGCAGCCTTACCAGCACTTCACCCGTATCCCTTCCAAGTACATCTACACTTACTCCTTCGCCCTGAACCCCGAGGCGCATCAACCTTCCGGTACCGCCAACTTCTCTCGTCTCGATAACGTGACCCTGACCCTCGGTAAGATCAACGATAAGATGGGCGCCGATTCCGAGCTCCTGGTGTACGCCGTCTCAAACAACGTGCTTCGTATCCAAGCGGGTATGGGTGGTCTCGCTTATTCCAACTAGACGTTCAAACTACAAAAAAATAACACATTAATAAAATAAATTACAATTTTTTATTGTATTCGATAAAACAATATGAAATTGCAATATTAGGAAGTTTTTTCTTTCGTGTTCTGCCCAGGATTACATCGCTTGTGAATGAACCACGAAGTCAATTACCTGTGACATATTCTGAATCACATTTGCGCCCAATTTAGCACGGGAAAATGCCAACCAACCCGCCATGCTACCCAAAGCACCGAACCGACCGAACTCTGCGTCAATTACGATACGCAAGTGCGCGGCGTCAAACGTTGGATGCGCCGTAGTAACGTCCTGGAAAACGATTTCTTTTGCCTCGCTCTCTGATGGTGGGTCGATATACGAGTAAGCGTCCATCATATTGTGTGATACATCTTCTTGATCTTACGTCTTTAAGTCTTTATTTCGTAACGTACAAGGGGGGGGGTAACTAAGACAGCTTTCGTGGTTTAGCGTTAATAGTTCGTAAAATAGAAACAAATATCCTAATACAATCAAAAAAACATCTTTATCAAGTACGGCGCAAATAGCAAAAACACGTCCTGGTTGGTCAGTTATATTTAAATATACCTTAATTAATTTATTTTACTGACGGCATAAATTAATTAATTCACATAACATATTCATTTTTTTAATACTTGATGAGTTTGTGTAAACTATCGTATTCCATATTCAAGCCGTGCGCCTGGTTCGTCTCCACGAGGGTAGCTCTAAATTCTTGCACAAGACCTCTTACGGTATTTATTCGTTCATTCGTATCGTGTTTCCCATGAACAATTAGAACGTTCAAGGTAGTCGGACAAGCCTCGAAAAACACCCGCAGATGAACGGGTCCAAAAAGAACGACCCTTGTAACAGTAGTACCCTTTATTTTCTTAAAAAAAGCACGTACCAACCCCGTTCCTCTCGACCCGGCTACTATAACGGAAGGTTTCATGTCATTTGTTAGTTTTATAAACGTTTCTATCGACTCTTCGGGGTAGTCTCGGTCGACACAATCGGCTACGTGTGAGCCTAATCGAGTCAAGTGGTTCAATGTTTCTTTGGTCAAACCACTCGGAATAACCATCACATTTGAATACTCGAGTAGTTCTTCACTTGACGGTATGTCGTCAATAGAAATCCCTTCGGGTGCGTTTTCGGTACGGGAATGTAAGGTTTGTAACTTTAGGAGGAATTTAGAATCCATCTTTCAATGTTTGTTGCATTATTCTTAAAGTAAATTTACAAAACAATTGTGTGTAACCGGACACGGGACGTCTTCCTTTCCGATCGCACCATTGTTTTTTACCGGTTAGGAAATTATGTTCAACCCACCATGATATCGCACTTGAAAGTACCAACGATTTGAATAATATTTTGTATTGAAAAACCAATTTAACTTTTCACGCTTATTGTGGTTACCACCACACCCATTATGATGATGAAAAAAACAAACAAAGCGATTATATAATACATTTTAGAATCGTCCGCAGTAGGGATGGAGACGGGGGCGTTCTCGCACTTCATGGTAGCTGCGCCACACACCAACGGAGATGCGCACGGACTGTCGGTCGAACAAGAAGCGCCTAAATCTCCTGCGGCTGCTGCTGCTTGTGCTGCGGCTGCTGCGGCTGCTGCGGCTGCTTGGGTTGCATCTTGTTCTGCTTGTGCTGCTGCTGCTTGT